ACAACGGTAACTTAAAAATGAAAGTTGCAGGTGATTTTGACTTAGAAGTTGGTGGTGACTTTAATGTAAATGTTGTAGGAGATAAAGAAGAAGTTATAAAAAGCAATTCAGTACAAACCATTGCCAAAAATAAAACTACTGAAATAGGACAAAATAAAGCTGAAACGATTGTAGGTGCAGATACACAAACAGTTTTAAGTAATAAAACACAAATAATAAAAGGCGATTTTGATAACATTGTTAAAGGCGTAGTAGAAGTAGATGCTGGTGGAAATTTAGTTATGACTAGTGAATCTAAATTTATTTCTTCATCACCAAATACTAGTATAGTTGCTAGTTCTCTTTCAGTTATAGGTGACAGTAGTACTTTTGGAGGAGCTAATGTTACGGCGTATTTTAATAATATATTTGCAAAGTCTGCTACCTTTACTGAAGGTGTAACAGGTCCGACATTTCATGGAGACGTTAAAGGTACAGCTGATAAAGCAGTTGAAGCTCAAAGAGCTGGCACGGCTGGAGCTATCGGTGCAAGTGGATCGGCGTCAGCTCCAACAAACACTGCAACTAATACAGTTCAAACTAGTCAACCTAATACAACAATGATAGCTTCTGGACTAAGAACATCTCCAGTAGTAGGCATAAGACAAGTTGAAGTAGATACATTCGAAGATTTAAAATATACTATCAATAAAAGTAGAAACTATGGCGGAATATCAGAAACAGAATTAAATACAAAATCAGTTAGATCTAAATTACGTGATCCAAATACAATTGCGAATGAAACGTTTGTTGGTGAGGCTATATCAGAAGGTTTAGTTTCTAAAAACTTTGCAAATACTATACCTCCACAATTTGGAAAGTCAGTTAGCATTAAAGATAAATCACAAAGAGGAAGTGAACCTATGGGACCTTCTAATCCTAAATCGAAAGTATATCAAACATAATGGCACTTACGTTAGACATAATACCAGACGCTCAGTACGATCCTACGTTTCAACCTGAAATAACACGTCGTACACGATTAGCACAAAGCATTACACTATCTAAATTCTTAGGAAGCTATGGTGATCCTACTAGTATAAATCATTTAGCTACACCAGATAAGTTATTGTTAGCTAAACAATATTATTTACACGCTCAAGTTTTGCAAACTATCAACTCATCACCAGGATTACGAGGCGCAAAAGGATTTGAAAAGTTTAGATTAGTTGTGTCTGAAGGATATTACAGAGAAGGACCTACAGAAAATTTAGATGTAACAGATGGTATAAATTATTTAAAGACTAATGGAAGAGCAGTAGTATATGAAGTTATAGGAGAAGATGGTCAAATAGCATTTGATAAAACCTTTGATCTAGCTGTTTATCTTAAAAACAACATTAATTATGACAAAATAATACTCAACTATGATAGCTATAATCCTAACGGTAAATTTCATGTAGATATCGTACTAGTAATGCCTGAAATAATAGCACCTTGGAGTGTAACATATAATAAAGTAATAGAAACGCGATTTAATAATGCCGTTCAAGCTACAGGTGAATTTTTAGAAGTAGGTCAAGAAGAACCAAAGACAAGCGCACCACAACCATTAGATGAATCTAAAGTTTATGCAGTTTATGGTACAAGTGATTTTGGTAATACATCAGGTCAAAAAGGTTATTTTTATCCAATCTACCTAGATAGCACTAAAGCAAGTGGCTCTGTTCATAAACACACATTTACAGAATATCCAGAGATAGAATTCTATATGCCGTTGTCAAATCAAAATCATGCTAAATCAGATTACAATGCAAACATTTACACATTATATCCTTCAAATGAAGTAAGTGCTTCTTCAAGTAGTGTAACCAGTTCTGGCTCATCATCTGCAGGCTTAGGAAATTATTGATGTTTTTATGTATAAATAGAACAAATACTTAAGGAAACAGAATGCCTACAAGAGTTTTTTCGAATGAAGACGGAAATCTTAATAAAACCAGTATAGCTGTTTCGCGAACACGTGTTGATCAAGATATTGATCTATCATTTGCTGCAAAATTTATAGGAACAGATGATTCAGGTACTAATTTACCTGCAGATGTTTTTAAAAAAACAGGTGGAGCTGCTGTAAAACAAGCAGTAAGAAATTTACTATTAACTAATTTCACTGAAAGACCTTTTATGCATAGGTTTGGTGGTAACCTTTCTGCCATGTTGTTTAGATTAAGCACTGAAATAGATGATGTAAATTTAGAAAGTGATATTGCAAGAGCCATTGAAATATTTGAACCAAGAGCTCGAGTAATAAATATTACGAGCGTAGTAAGTCCAGATAGACACGAAGTAAGAGTCAAAGTAAATTTTTTAATAGTAGCTACTTTACAACAAGATTCAGTAGAATTAAATTTAACAAGGTTAAGATAAATGGCAACAACGATAACATCAACAGATCTCGATTTTGATACCATCAAAACAAGACTTAAAGATTACTTTAAAAGACAAAGTGAATTTGCTGATTATGATTTTGAAGCTTCTGGTTTAAGTAACATACTAGATGTATTAGCTTACAATACACACTTTAATGGATTGACAACTAACTTTGCACTTAATGAAAGTTTTTTAAATACCGCACAATTAAGAAGTTCTATTATATCTCATGCAGAAGCTTTAGGTTATGTTCCAAGATCTTATGCTTCATCACTAGCTAAACTTGCAATCACTATCACTATAACAGATGTTAACAGACCGAGTTTGATTACTTTACCAAGAAACACACAATTCACAACTTCAATAGATAGTGTTAGTTATACTTTTCAAACAAGAGAAGCATATGCTGCAGTGCCTAATTCGTCAGGTACATATACATTTAAAACATCTCAAGGTTTATCTGATATTCCAATTTATGAAGGAATAGAAAAAACAAAAACATTCTTTGTAGGTGATACAACTGATTCACAAATTTATGTAATACCTGATTTAAGTATGGATACGACTACAATACGTGTTAGAGTATTTGATGATGCGGGTAGTTCTACTTTTGATACTTACACTAATATTAAAGAAGCAACTAGAATAACTGCTGCTTCTACACACTATCAAATTAAAGAAGTACCTAATGGATATTATGAAGTAATATTCGGAGATGGTATAAGTACAGGTAAAGCTCCAGAAGCAGGCAATAAAATTGTAATAGATTACTTATCTACAAAAGGACCTGATGCTAACGGTGCAAGTATTTTTTCAACAACAGCGCAAGTAAGTGGTGTTAATATTGTAAGTACTACTACATCAGCTGCGGCAGGTGGATCATTTAGAGAAGGCATAGAATCAATCAGACAAAATGCTCCTTTGTATTTTACATCTCAAAGACGAATGGTAACAGCCGAAGATTATACTGCACAAATTTTAACTAACTACGGATCATACATCGATGATGTTACATCTTGGGGTGGAGCTGACAACGATCCTCCTGTTTACGGCAGAGTGTATGTGTCATTAAAATTTAAATCAGATGTAGATGATGCAACTCAGTTAGACGTCAAATCACGAATCATAAGTGAATTAACAAATAACTTTGCTGTTGCTAGTATCGATACGGTGTTTATAGATCCACAAACTACATTTTTGGAATTATCTACAACATTTAACTTTGATCCAGATTTAACGAGTAGTACATCAGGAGCCACACAAGATTTAATACAAACAAATATCAATACATTCTTTGCAAATAACTTGAAAAAATTTGGAAGTGTTTTTAGAAGATCGAACTTACTAACTATCATTGATGAAATAGACGAAGCTATATTAAACACAAGAATGGCAATAAAGGTTCAACAAAGGTTGATACCATCTTTAGGCATAGCTAAAAATTATAATATAACTTTTCCTGTAGCATTGGCTGTGTCAGATGATACATTTAAAATTGTAACATCTTCAAGATTTACTTTTAATTCAAAAGAATGTACAATTGAAAATAGATTAAACTCTAACGTTTTACAGATAGTAAATACGGGTGGAGGAGTAGAAGTTGATAATATAGGTTCTTACAACACTTCAGCTGGAAGAGTTGATTTAGTTGGATTTAATCCTACAAGTTTTTCAGGAGATGCGATTAAATTTTCAGTTGTACCCGCAAATCAAAGTACAATACGTCCATTAAGAGCTACGGTTTTAGATATTGATATTACAGCTTCAAAGGCATCTGCAGTACTTGACTATCAAGAAACTCAAGTTTCTCTAGGTGGAGGTTCAACCTCAGCAACAACAAGTTCGAGTTATTAATGGCTGAAATTAAATATCATCAAAATCGTAGACCACGTAACTTTTTACATCGAAAAGTACGTGATGTTTTACCTGAATTTTTTACACAAGATTTTCCAAAGCTCGTTACTTTTTTAGAAAAGTATTATGACTACTTAGATTCAGATGATGTTAGTTCCTTTGATAATCAACTAAGACAAATATATCAAACACGTGATACTCAAGAAATACCTTCAAAACTCTTAAGTACATTGATATCTGAAATAGCTGCAGGTAATACTGGAGACAACTTTACTGATCCTAATTTTTATGCACAAAGAATACATGAATTGCATAGAACTAAAGGCAGTAGGTTTTCTATCGAAGAATTTTTTAGAGCTTTCTATCAGCAAAATGTAGAAGTAGAATATCCGAAGAATAATATATTTACTGTAGGTCATGATTCTGCTGGACCACTGAGCAGAATTGGGGCAGAATCTAATAAATTTATTAGAAATAATGCGCTATACCAGATTTATTCCATATTAATTAAAAGTCCATTAGCGCAAACCACTTGGATAGAACTATATAAAAAGTTTGTGCATCCTGCAGGGTTTTATATTGCAGGTACTGTTCAAACAGATGTAGAAGCTGTAGGAACATTAAGTGCGCCATTAGCATCTCCAGATAGTGGTAACCCCGGTGTTATATCATCCGCAGTTACAAGTGCTATTGCACCATTTACTCAAATGACAATTTTATCAGAAGGATTATCAATAGACAGTGGAGGTTTTAGATCACAGCTTGGTCAAACAATTGATAAATACCAATCTATACCTGCCAATGAATTGAATACTATCTATGGTAATATCAATGAAATATTAACTGTTAAATCATTTACATTTGATGATAGTGATATAGGTGACAGTGCAGGAACAGCAAGACCAGACTTCTCAATTGCATTAGAAACTATGGATAACGAACAATTTGATTCATCTTTTAATTCATAACGAATGTTTTTGGTATAAATAGAACTATTATTAGGAAAGATTAAATGACTAGACAAAATATAGGCATAGGTAGCTCGGCAAATGACGGTAATGGAGATACATTACGAACTGCCGGCACCAAGATAAATGCAAACTTTGCTGAAGTATATGCATTACTCGGTGGAGGAGATAGTAGTAATCTATCATCACAAATTACTTTAGAAAATGATGCAGTAGTATTTGAAGGTTCTTCGGCTAATGATTTTGAAACAAGATTAAAATCTACTAATGCAACACAAGACAATGTTATAACATTACCAGATTCAACTGGTACAGTTACTCTTAATAACACAATTCAAACATTAACGAACAAAACTCTAACAGTACCAACGATTTCTACAATAAAGAATACAGGAACATTAACTCTACCTACATCAACGGATACCCTTGTAGGAAGAGCTACAACAGATACATTAACAAATAAAACATTAACATCACCAACTATAAATACTCCAAAGATAGGTACATCTCTTAATGATGCGGCCGGAAATGAATTCATAAAATTTACAACTACAGGTAGTGCAGTTAACGAATTAACAATTGCAAACGGTGCATCAACAACTGGACCTACACTTTCTGCTACAGGTGGTGGAACTAATTTAAATATTATTATGACATCAAAAGGCACAGGTTCTGTTGAACTTAATAAAGCAGCCTTTAGTTCTTCAACTATAACTGCAAATGGTGCGGCAAGTACGGCAGCAACTTTAATAATAGGTAATAAAGGTTCTCAACTAGATGTGTCATTGGCCAATGGAACAACAGTAGGTGAATATAAAATTTTTACAAACAAAGGTGCAGGTGCAATGCATGTTACACCTGCAAGTTTTGCTCAAGGTACTAAATTCGTATTAGTACAAAACGATGGTTGTACCTGCATATGGGATGGAACTAATTGGTTCTTAGTAGGAAACCAAGGCGAAGTAACGGTATCATAAGGAATAGAATATGTCAGCAATAATAACAGACCCATTTAAAAAACAATTCATGCAAAATATATTTGATGAAGTGACTAATCTTACTGGTAGGTATTATATTGGAATTGGAAAGAATGATCAGTGGAATGCTACTGAAACTGTTCCGACTCCAACCGACACACCGAGAACTATCAGAGAAGCACAAAATGCTTTGCAATCAGTAAAGGCAGTTGCAGGAGCTTCATTTGTTATACCAAGAAGAAATTGGTCTTCAGGTTCAGTCTATGATGCATTTGATGATAATGTAGCAGCGATACCTACAAACAGCTATTATGTTTTAACTGAAGATAACCAAGTTTATATATGTCTACAACAAAGTAAGAATGCTAATGGTGCTGCAAACGTATCAACTGTAAAACCAACAGGAACTACAAACAGCGCATTTACAAATTCAGATGGTTACACATGGAAATTCTTATATGCATTAAGTGCTGCAAATGCAAGTGCATTTTTATCTGCTAACTTTGTTCCTATTCAAGTAATCGATTCGGCAGGAACCGCATCTAACGCTATTGAAACTCAACAGCTAGGAGTACAAGACTCTGCAGTTGCTGGTAGAATACTTAATATTGCAGTTACTAATGGAGGAACTGGTTATACATCAGCTCCAACGATTACATTAACAGGAAATACAAGAGCAGTCGGCGACAGTGCACAAGCAACAGCAACAGTTGCTGGTGGATCGGTCGTTAAAATAGAAATGCTTAATGAGAGTTCTGGGTCAGGCAAAAATTATGATAACGCAACAGTAACTATTACAGGCGGTGGTGGAAGTGGTGCGATTGCTCGAGCAATACTTGGTCCACCAAATGGAATCGGTAAAGATCCAAGAGATGAGTTAAAAGCAACCTCATTAATGTTTAATGCTAAACCATCTGGAACAGAGGGCGGAGACTTTTTAGCAGGAACTAATGTAGATTTTAGACAAGTTATGTTAATAAAAAATCCAAAGGATTCAGCCAATGGTACTACACTAACTGCAACAACTGGTAAAGCTTTAAGATTCTTAAAAACTGACTTAACATTTGCAGGAAACTTAGCAGTTGACGAGTTAATTTTTAATAACACTGTACCACCGGCAAAAGCATACGTAAACCAAGTTTCAGATAGTGATGTTTATTTTCATCAAACAGATAGTACAGGTTATACACCTTTCGGTATAGGTGATACACTAACAGATGAACAAGGCAACACGGGAACAGTTAATGCAGCTCCTGCAGTTGAAGATCTCATAAATACTTCTGGAGATATTTTATATATAGAAAATAGAGCACCAGTTATTAGAGACGCATCACAAACAGAAGATATAAAAGTAGTAGTTACACTTTAGTAGGATATTAATATGGCGACAACATTTACAGAAACTAGTTTAGCAACCACGTATAAAGATGATTTTCGTGATAGTGATAACTTTCATAGAATATTATTTAATACAGGTGTAGGATTACAAGCAAGAGAGTTAACACAACTTCAAACAATATTACAAAAACAAATTGAAAGATTCGGTAATAACGTATTCAAAGAAGGTGCAGTAGTTCAACCTGGTGGAACTAATATAAATCCGCAATATGAATTTATTAAGTTAGATACGACTGATCCATCTCACGTTTTACCAGCAGATATTACAACTCTTGTAGGTAAAACCGTAACAGGTCAAACTTCATCTATAGTTGCAACAATATTAGAAGTAGTAGCTGCATCTGGAAGTGATCCTGCAACTCTGTATGTCAAGTACACAAATACAAGTTCAGCTCAAGGCAGTACTGATGTAGTAACACAAAGAATGGCAACTGATGAAGTTATGGATGTTTCTGATGGAACTGATTTAAAAGTTAAATTATCTACAGTTGCTGATCCTTCTACTGGTAAAGGAACTCAAGTAACACTGCGTAGCGGTATATATTATGCTAGAGGTAATTTTGTATTTACTCAAGATCAAAGTAAAATAATATCTAAATATACTGACATTCCAACAACTGATATTGGGTTCAAAGCTGTTGAAGAAGTAATAACTGCAAGTGACAACAA